CAAGAGCAGTTTGAATCACAAGTAACTAGGTGGAAATACGGTGTTACACAAATAGAACCTTTGCCGGTCGATGACTATCAAGTTGATGATGCAAAGGCTGTATTTTACTAAGCTGTAATCCCGATTTGGTCTCCGGGTAGAATTGCTAGACCACAGTCATAACTTTTCGACTTTAAACAAATATCGAATATGACTGGTAGCAACCGAAATACCACCTCTGGCCAGAAAGGCCATGCCAAGAGACAAAAACGGAAGAAGAAGAACCAGAACTCCACGCAGAAGCACACAGTTAACAGCATGCAACCAAGGCAAATTAAGACCGGGGTTTCCATGTCAAGACAGGTTAACAATCGTGACACAGTTCTCAGAGGCAGTGATTTCATCACCTCCTTCAAACTGGCACATGACACTGATAGTCGAGTCCTTGTTGACGAGTTAATATCTCCGTCTGCCATGAGGCAAACTAGACTATTCTACTTAGCCAACTTGTGGGAAATGTATCGCTTCACCAAGTTCTCCGTGAGGTACGTTCCAGCACTACCCGACTCCGTTGGGGGTCAGATCGCTGGTTACATTGATACTGATCCTACCGACGTTGTTACTGAAGAAGGGGAGGACCTCGTCAGGGCCACCAATTCTCAGACAGGCGTCAAGCAGTGGAATGTGAGCCAGGGCTGCATAATCAACCTAGCCAAACGCAAAGATGACCAGATGTTCTACACAGGACTCACTCCGTCCTCAGACTCTGGACCATCTGACCGTCAAACCTACCAAGGTAGGCTGTATGTCGTGCAGATGACAAAACCCATGAACTACTTAGGGCAACCACTCACCGAGGACATCAGTGCTGGGAGCCTGTATGTTGATTGGGAAATAGTCTTCCGCACTCCGCAACTTGAGCCGATCGCACCTCTAGGCGCTTACAGTCTCGGTACCACATCACACATACAGAATTCTGGGACTGATGACAACGTGTCACAAATTGATTGCCGCCAATCCATAGCGCTTGGCATGCGAAGCATCGCCAATGGCTTAGCTGATGATGGCAATGTCTTCACACAACCAAGAGTCTTATTGCACGATAGCACGGGAGCCATCATAGGTAAGATGGCCGAATTACTTGACTACACAGGCAGAGTAGAA